GCCGCCCATGGCGAAGGGCACGATGCCGTTGGCTGCGAAGGCCGCGCCTTTGGCGAACGCCATACCAGGAACGGTGCTCGGGTCAAATGCCTTACCTGGAACGATTGCCGACGCACCACCACCACCACCAACAGCGCCGATTATCTGCATCACGCTGCGCAGAATCATCTGCTGAATGATCATGCGGGCGGTGTCCTTGAGGATCGAGGCGGCGAACTCGCGGAAGTTGGCGGTGCCAGTCGTGACGAGGCTGAAGATCGCGTCCTCGACACCCTTGATGCCGGTTTGCGCGAGCTGCGCGGTGGCCTCGCGCATGGTGCCGATGGACTGGACATACTGCTCGGCGCCTTCGCGTAAGCCGAGGCCGATGCGGTCGTCCTGGGTGAAACGCGCAGCACGCTGTACCTGCTCATACGCCGCGGCCAAGTCCTTGGCGCTTTGCACGCTGGCCTGTATATCGTCTTTGAACTCTGCGAACTGTGAGGTAAGCAGCCGGCCGGTCTGATCTATCTGGGCGTACTGCTCGGCCAGGGCTGGAGTTACGCCGTCTTCTATGTAGCGCTGCTGGGCTTGGAATAGGTCGTTTTGTTCCTGCAAACGTCGCACTTGTTGGTTGATGGGATCTAGAGCCTGATTACGCCTCGTTAGTAGAGCCAGGTCGGTTTGCTTGCCAGAAGTAGTTTGCGCGGCGTCTCTAGCAGCGCCGCTAGCTTCAGCGGCGCCCATAGATGATGGAATAACGGGAATACGTTGGGCCTGTGCGCCTGTAGTGTCGCCTACACGGTAAGAGGAGGAGGAGGCACTAGGTAGGGTAGGAGCACGCGAAAATGCGGGAGCAGCTTTCTGCATTAGGCCCTGTAGTTCCTGAATCTGTTTATCTATAGCTTGAACCCGTTCGGCAAGCTTTCTATTTGGTTCGGCCACCTCGGGAGCCATAAAGATATTGGCCGGCAAAGTGCCAGCTCCTGAACTTCCAGGTTCCGCAACAGCAAAACCTGTAGAGGAAATTAACTGCGCATTAAACGCGCTACGCTGTAAGTATAGAGCCGCTATTTTACCTGCAGCTTCAAGACGCTTCCCGGCATTCCCGCTACCCTCGTCGATAATTTTTGCAACGTTTACAGCGTACTGACGCTGTATATTGCCGATCGTCTTGGCGTAGCTTTCGTTGGCTTTGTTTATGTCGTCTGCCGTTTTCTTTTGGAAGTCAGAGAGAGTTCTAGCGCGAGTAAACTCACGGTCGGCGTACTCCTCCTTTATTTGAATGTCGCGGTCGCGGGCTTCGCGGTAAATATCGGCGAGGGTTTGCTCGGCCTCGATGATGCGAGGATCCTCGCCCGTCATGATGCGACGCTGGCGGGCGATGTCCTCCTCGATGTCGGCGGCGCCGCGCTTACTCTTTTCGATGTCGCGTTCCAGCGCACGGCGCTCGTCCGCGAATTGGCGTTCCAGCTGGCGGGCTTGCTCCAGGGCCTGCTTGCGGATGTCCGCGATCTGCTCCTCGCGCTGAACGCGTGCCTGGGCGATAGCCTCTTCGCGCTGCTCAAACGCCTGGAGATAGGAGGCGCCGAGTCTTTCTTTAAGCGCGTCAGCCTCTTCGGTTTGACGCTGCTTACGATCTTTGTTAGTCTCTTTTTCGATAAGTCTTACTTTTATGAGTGCCTCCTCTAAGATACGGGCCTCTTTAGTAGCTGCACTTATATCGGGCAGCAAATTAGCAATAAAACCTAAGCCGGCGGACGAAGCATTTTGACGAAGTGCTGACTCGCGTGCCCCAGCACGAGCAACTTGCTGCTCTAAATCGGGAATAGTTAAAGCACCGCCAAGCACTTGCTGCACGTAATAGCCAGCACCTGGCTGGATAGCTTTTAACTCAGCCAGTTTGTTGATTACTTTATCCAGTCCGTTTATGGCGCGTGTAGCAAAATCTTGGAAAGACGCGCCGGCAGGACCAAGACTATCGCCTACATTTTTTTGTAGTGCTTTGAGGGCATTGTCCAGTCGAGCACCGGCCTGCTCAGGAGAAGCTGCAATGATCTGCGCTGTGCGTCCATACTTGGCAAGACTAAATTCTGTAAACTTAACGAAATCTGCAATGGTGACTTCGCCGTCATTAAGTGCAGCGTCTAGTCCTCTAGTGCTTCTATTGCTGGATTCTGCAAACAGGGCAAAGGCACCTGCCAATCGTTCACCAATCTGACCACGCAGTTCTTCTGCGGTAACTTTGCCTTTGCTGAAGACCTGTGCAGCGGCGACGAGAGCGCCATTGATGTCCTGTACGCTTCCTCCGGTGGCTAGTACAGATGCCGTGAGACCTTTGAAGGTATTCTCAGCATCTTTTATTGTTCCACCCGAACCAAGAACAGCCGCACTCAACTTAGTGAATTGCTGCGTAGCTTCGCGTACTGGGACATTGTAAGTACGTGAGGCGGAATCAACAGCGGCAAGAGCAGCTTTGTAGTCATCGAAGGTGCCTACAATACCCTGTAGAGCCAACTGCAGGCGGCGCACTTCGGCGGCATAGGTTGCAGCGGCAGCGCCCGCCTGCCTAAGCATCGCCACCTGCGCACCGAAGGCCGCACCAGCGAACGCGCCGCCGACGCCGCCAACAGCCAAGCCGCCCAGGCCGCCGATAAGACCTTCCGGTCCACCGAAGATGCCGCCGCTGAGTGCCGCGCCGACGCCCTGGGCGAGCTGCATTCCACTAAGCCGGCGGCTGGCGCGTGTGGACAGGCGCTCAGACCGCACATCTACGTCTTGAAGCCGGTTGGTTAGTTGCTTAAACTCGCCGTTTGTTGCGGGAATCTCGTTGCGCAGATTTGCGAGAGCTTCGCGCAACTTGCCCAGCGAGTTGATGCTGCCCGTGTTGGTCGCAGTTGCGGTGGCTACGGCTGCGCGTAGGCTCTCCATCCGCAAACGCTGCTGCTCAATGGCTTCTGCATTGGCGCGACGGGCGGCGCTTTCCGATATATAAGTTCGTCGTGCGCGGTCGCTCTGTTCTGCTGTAGCTTCTGGCCCAAACCTAGACGCAGTAAATGGACCGCCTGGAATAGCTGCAACACCAAGCTCACCCTTACCGAAGAATCTTTCTGTTCCTTGGCCTACCAGACCGAGATCGGGCGCCATAGGGCGCCTTCCCAAGCTAACATTTTGGCCGCTGTATTGAAGACCGGTGCCTGGGGCGCTGGTTTGACCAGCGGCGGGCAGGAGTAGCGGCAGTGTTGGTTGTTCTGAGAAGAACTGCGCGGCTTCGCGTTCTAGGCGCCGGCGCTCTCTTTCTTGCTTGGCGCGGTTTCTCCGCACCGCGCCCTGAATAGCCGTATCACCTGCTTGGGGCGTTATAGATTGCGAAAACGCCGCAAATCCGCTTGCGGGGGTGGCAGCAATGCTGGCCTGCGTAGTTTGCAGTGCGCTGAGCTGTCGTTCCAGCGAGCGGGCTTGTCGTTCCAGCAGTTGGAATGCGCGGGCACCGCTCGTGCTGCTTGTGTCGAGCAGTCCCTGCTCAGTGCGTACAGAAGATATGACTTCCCGTAGGTTTGTTAGGGATGGGGCGATTTCGCCTGCTCGTAGCTGCTGCACAAAGGCCGCTGCTACTCCTTGTGTTGCCTCCTTCAGTTCTCGTTGTGCCGCAGCCGCACGTACAGCTGCGTCAACAAACGCAGTTGTTCCTATGGTTACGTTATCAAGGCGTGTACGCAGCTCGGAAAGCCCTTGACTTATACCGGCAATAGTGTTGGGGAGTTCGCCAAAGCTGCGGGTTAAGCCGTCTGGGGTACGCGAGCCGGTGCCAGTAAATTCTGGCGACATGAAGAGCGCGTTTGCGTCTCTTACCGCTTCCCGTCGTTGTCTTACGTTTTCGCTTAGGTCTAGGGCGCCTGCTTGCTGTCTAAGCGTCGCAAGTACACGCTCCTGTTCGGCTATGGCTCGGGTTACGCCAGATTGCCCGCGTAACTCTGTGCCTTGTCTGAATTGTCTGCGCTCTGTAGCAGTGAGTGTTTGTAGGCGCTCTAGTTCTTCTCGCTCTATGGAGATTCGATCGCGAACGTCCTGTAAGTCTCTACGGATTTTTACCGAAGACGATGGCAGTCCCCTGTTCAGAGTTGCGTTGGTGCGTCTCTGTATTCCGTCTAGTTCGTCAAGTCTGGCTGTCGTTCTCTGTATGTCTGTGCCGAGTTGCGTAAATAGCTGCGATCCTCCCCTGGTGGCTTGCTGCAGCTCGATGAGCGCAGTGCGTTGGAGCCGCAGTGCTTCTGTGTTGTTTGTAATAGCGCCGTACTGGGCGGCGAGTGTAACCCGTTGAGCTGCTGCTTGTGCGGTGTATCCACGCGAGACAGCCTCTAAGTTTTCAATGTCGCGACTCAGTTCGGCGTAGGCATCGCCGCACAGGTCTGCCTGAGTACGCAGCCCTTGGAACGCAGAAATTAAACCCTTATTTACCGCCTCCGTATTGCCTGCAGTCTTGGCAAAATCAAATAGTGCATCCCTCGCAGAGGTGATGTCCTTGTCGGACATCTGCGTGACTTTGCTTAAGTCACGAAACGAGCTGCGGATCTTGTCAAGCCCTTCAAACCCTTGAAGGCCAAGCTTGACAATTATGTCCTCAATCTGCTTCGCCACTTACTTATCCTCCTCCTTACTCATACAGCTAAGGGCGGCAGTTTCCATGGTCTGCAGGCCCTCCAGCATCCCGAGGCGGTCTTCGACACAGTATAGGTCGAAGAGGCCGCCAGGCATCAGCAGCACCTCGTACTTGAGGCCGAGGTAGCCCGCCATGGTGGTGCTCCACTGCGTCTGCATCCGCAGGAACATCATCACCGTGTCCCAGTTCTCGTCCCACACCTCGTAGGCTGTGTCGCTGTCGGGCTTCGCACCGGCGGGCGCGGCGGGACTTAGGGCGGCGGGGTCGATGCCGAAGACCGCTGCGTCGTCTGCGGTCTTGTCCTCGACCCGCTTACCGCCCGCCCAGAACTCAGCAGCGCCCCTTAGTTTCCCTGCTTGGCCCCGTCGAAGGTCTCGGTGTAGGCCTTCAGCACGCCGCGCACCCAGTAGGGATCATCGGCGAACTCGGTAAGCGTTTCGATCGAGAAGGGGACGGCAGTGCCGTCTTCGTCGCTGATGCCGTTCCAGTCGAGCACGATGGACTTGAGGAGGGGCAGGTCGCCCTTCTCGCTCAGCTTGCCGAACTCCTTACGCCCCAGGCGCTTGAACGTAATGTCGAAGGTGCTGGAATCGAAGGTGCCGCCATCGGCGGGCTCCTCGATCGTTGCAGGCCACTTGAAGGACTTGACCTTCTTGCGAACGAACGCCATAAGTTGGGTGGTGGGAGGGTGTCTAAGTGGAGTGTAGGCGCAGAAAAGCAGCTAGGCAACCAAGCTAAGTTGCTTGGTGGCGTAGCTGCGTGGGAGCGTGGGGGCTTAGCTGCGTGGGGGCTTAGCTGCGTGGGAGCGTGGCGGCTTAGCTGCGTGGCGACTTAGGTGAAGGCCAGGGTCACTTCATCATTACCGGTGGTGGGGACGGCGATGTAGGGGATGTTGAGCATCTGGATGCCGTCTTGGTCGCTGTAGGAGGGGTTGGCGATGTCGCACTGTGCCGCGGTGAGGGTGACGCGGTTGCCAGCGGTGGTGCCGTGCAGGAAGGTGAGGTTGCCGGTGGTTTCGGTCTGGGCGAGGGCGAAGTAGTCCTTGGTGGCCAAGGTGGGGGCCTCGATCATCACCGTGCCAGCGGGCTTGCGGTCGGTGATCAGGACTTCCTTGGTGCAGCCGACGAGTTCGCGGTAGACGGTGCTGTTGGCCATGTCGAAGCTCACCGACTGGAGGCAGCCCGCGTAGGAGAAGAACTGGAACGCCGAGGTGTTGCCCTGCTTGAAGACCAGCGGGCTGGCCTGGTTGCTGTAGGTGACGCTCGGGGCAGCGGTGTCCGTGGGCGGATTGTAGACGCCCACGAGTGTGAAATCGATTGTAGGAATTTCGCCTACGGCGGCGTTGAGGGTGAAGGTGCCGCGGCAGCCGGTGGCCTTGTGGAGAACGCCGTCGTTGTTGAAGTAGATGGTGGCGGCGCTGAAGGGAGCGCTGGTGGGGACGTAGGTGACGGAGGTGGTCGCCACGACCGCCTCGACCATGCCGCACGCCTGCAGGACGGCGCCGAAGCGGGGCGCCGTGCCAGCGGTGCCGGAGCCGGCCAGCTCGACCTGGAACGTGAGGCTCACGCGGCTATTGGCCAGCAGCTGGGGGCTGTTGCCCAGGTAGGGGCGGATGAGGTCGCGGCTGACCAGATCGGCCTCGATGGGCGTGATGTCGAGGTTGCGCACCAGCAGGGCATCGGTGCCGACCGGGGAGCTGTCGGTGCCGGGGGTGACTTCCTTCTTGACGAGGATCAGCCGCTTGCGGGTAAGTGCCATGGATCGTTACCGAGAAACGTGAATGGAATTGATGCGAGACTTACTCGACGGGTTGAAGCACCCATACCCACTCGGTTTCGTCGAGCAGGTAGCTGCCGCCTACACCCGGATACGGGGGGAGCGGACGCGCAGGAGCGGCGGTGTCCGATACAACCTCCTCGGCGGGCGAGGGGGTCGGCGTTTCATCCGGCGCGGGCGAACTTACGCGGGCCATTGATCGCGTGCGTGTGGGTACAGGCTACGCAGCGAGCCTTGCAATCACACCGACAGATTGCTTACGGAGGTGCGGTACAGGATGCGATAGGTGCAGAAGATTACGCCTACGGGAGTGTCAGCGGCCTCTAAGGTGAAGCGGGTTGGGCCTGGCTGAATGTCGATACAAAGGCCGCCTAAGGTGAGGTCGGCCATAAGTTTGCCGTGGAGCGACTCAATTATGGGGTCGGCTTCTTGGTCGGGCACGTTGGCACGAACGATTATGACTACGTTGATGTCTAGGGTGTGGTCGAGCGTAGGCAGGCAGGTGTTCTGCGCAACGTTATCAATTACGGGCTCAACAATTAGGGCGGAGCTTTCGGCGCGGGTGATGGGCTCGACGCGGCTGCGGTAGATGCGTGTGCCGACGCCGGTGGTGCCGGTGAGTGCCGTGCGAACGGCGGTGAGGATGGCTTCGCGCTTAGTGGTCATACGCCCATCACCCTCCATGCTGCGCCGTTGTACCAGACGAGGGCGGTGGCGGCGCCGCCTCCGACGACGATGGCGCCGAGCGTGGGCGCGGTCGCGTTGGTGACATAGACCACGGTGCCCGTAACTGGTGGTGTGGGCAGGGTGGCGACCGTGTAGGCGGGTGCGTTGAGGAGGGTGGAGAGGGTGTGGCCCTTCCACAGGCCGTCTGAGTCCTTGCGGAGGAATTGGCCGGTGGTGGCACCGGTGACGAGAACGTCGTGGAGTTCGCCGAGTTCGAGGCCGTTGTCCACCTTGACGTAGAGGATGCCGGCGGAGCCTGCGGCCTGTTTGACGCAGTAGCCGCAGACGACGCCGTGGGCGGGTTGCGTGGGGCGGGTGGTTGTGAGTTGGCCGGCTGTCTCGCTGAGCCAGACGATCTGGCCTTCGGTGAGTGTTGCGGTGCTGATGCCGTCGAGCTGCCCTACCGCGATCACGTAGCCGTTGGCGTTGATGCCGATCGTCTCTTGAGCGAGGCCGAGAGTCTGCGAGGCGGTGGCCTCCAGGGACGCGTCGGCTAGGGCGACCGTAAGTGTTGTGCCGCTGCTTCCGGTTTGGTAGACAGCGGCGCCCTTAGGGATACTTACGCCGGAGTTGTTGCGCACATACTTACGCACTACGGTCGCGCTATCGCCCGCAGATACGAAGTAGGGGAGGGCGGTCCAGGCGGTGGTGCCGTCGCCGACTTTGATGGAGCGGGTATCGGTCTCTACGCCGGCCTCGCCCAGGGCGAGGATGGGGTTGGCGGATGTCCAGTTAGCAGCGGTGTCGGACCGCAGTTTCACGCGGGCAATGCTACTCATGCTGTACCGCCGTTGATCACGTTGCCATCAATGTAGGTGCTGGAGGCTGTGCCACCGCTGATCTCGGCGTCGAGGCGTTCCAGGCCTAGGTCGTCGAGCGCGGCCGCGGCGCCGTTGGCGTTGATGGGGGTGAGAGAGGTGGTGTGGGGTACTTCTAAGTCGCGCTGTAGGGTTAGTTGCGTGAATGCGCCGTCGTTTACGAGGTTGGGGACGCGAACGGTGTAAGGTACGCCGTTTACGCTTAGTTGGGAGCCGTAGAGCAGACCGCCGAACTTAGCGGTTTCGCATGTGAGTGTGTAGTCGGTTGTAATTACTTGGCCGTCCACAATAAGCTCGCTGGGCATGTCGAGGATGCCTCTGCCCGTGACGGAGCCGGCAACGACATCGACGCCAAAGTCGGCTAAGTAGAGGGAGGTGTCCTCGGTGATGGTCATGCAAATACCCGCGATGGCCTGAGCGGCTCGACCACGTAGGCGTCCCAGCCGTCCGGCAGGGTGCCGATGTAGTTGACGTGCCAGCCGGGGCGCGGTGTTGGCGGTGTGATCACCTCGCCGGTCTCGGGGTCGAAGTTGCCACTGCGGTAGATCACGCCGACCACATCCAGCGCATGGTTGAGGCTGGCGGTGATCGGTTTGGTGTGGCCGTCCTCGTCGGTGCGCAGCAGGCCAGCGGCATTGAGCGCGGCCATGCCGGTGGTCTCGTCGGGGAACTTTAGGTAGTGCGTCATGGCTGGGTGATGGCTTGGAGCCGGCCTGGCAGCGCTTGGGGCCAGTAGGTGATGCGCCTTATGTGGCCGTTGAGCGGGGCGGCTCCAGATGGGTCCATGCCAATCCCCATGCGGTCAACAGTGCCTAGCGTTCCACTGTTATCCACTGTTGGCGTTGAACCATTTTCCGAAAAACCGAAGTCGTTGGTTTTAAGTGCAACGGCGCCTCTGTAAAGCACTCCTGCGCTAAATGCGCCAGCAGATAAAACCGCTTGCTGAGTGGACGAATCAGTCACCTCGTAGACCCGGTTAGTCCCGCCTTGTAGCCGCAGCCATGCTTGAGTTGTGGCGCCATTGTTTGAAATGCTGTAGACGCGAGCACCGCCAATAGTGGTACTTGTTGGGATACTGAAGGCGCTGAACACCGTCCCCTCATCCTGCCGATACCAGGAACTTACAAATCCAGTGTTGGCTGTGTTGTTAGTTGGTATCACGGCTGTTGCGGTTGAACCAAGCTCTAGCTGGGGCAGGCCAATGCGGAGGGTGACATCGACGGATGTACCAGTCGGGGCTTCAAACTGAAAAGTTGGCTGAACAAAAGCGGTAGTTGCATTTGAAGCAGTGGCAACCCTTGTAAATCGTTGAGTACCTAAAGCAGCAGATGTTGGTGTAATACCGCCAGTAACAAATTGAACCCCAGTCCCACTTGAGTTGTTGAATACGACGTAAAAGTTTAACTGTGTAAAGCCAGCAAGAGATCCAGCTATCAAGCGAGCGTAACTTGAGAAAGTCCACGTTTGCCCATTTGTTGCCGCAACAACAGTAGAAAGTTCGGGGCCAATCCCAAAAAATAAAGCAGCGGTTGTGGTTCCCGCAATCCGATAGTCGATGTAATTAATTCCATCTTCGACCCCTGTTCCAACAATTTGTCGCGTGATTCCGGCGACAGTAGCGTTGCCGAACCAATTCGTCGGTGCCGTCCCCGGCGTACCAGCCACCGCACCCACCATCGTGTTGTTGCGGATGTAATTTGTTCTACCAAAATTAGTGCCGGTGATCTGAGCCACATCCGCGCTGCGCGTGGCGGCGGCTGTGGTGGTGGGGATGTAGCTGCTGGCAGTGGCGCCGGCTTCTAGTTGGGCGCCATAAATGTAGCTGCCAGTGCCTGTGCCAGCATAGGTAATCGCACTAGCGGAATCAGCGTTATTCAAATAAAGAAGAACGTTAGCCGATCCTGCTGATGTTAAAGTGGCCGTAAGCGTTAGGCGATACCACCCATTCCCCACGGCCTGCATCCCAATAGTCGCGCCA